AATACATTACGTTTATTATATGCACGTGCTAAATGGAAAACAGATGGCAGAGATGCTAGTAAGAACTTAGCGTTTGATTTAAAATATAAAAGTAAACTTAAAAAAGATGATCTTCGAGAAGCTGATTTATTACTACAAGAACACGGATATCCAAGTACACTAGCATACGATCCTTCATTATTAGATAACTACAAATATAAGTTTGATGGTATAGATGATATTGAAACTAATTACTCTCGTCACTTCCAAGATATGTTTGTATTATCAGTATTAGATGGTAAGCGCGAAGGTACATTTGTAGAAATAGGATCTGGTCATCCTGAGTTATTTAATAATACATTGTTATTAGAAAAAGATTTTGGCTGGAGAGGTATTTCAATAGATAACTCTGAGAGAATGTGCCAAATATTTTCTAGGCATAGACAAAGTAATGTTACACTTTGTGATGCTGCTACTACAGATTACAGTGCTATGTTTAAACAACAGTGTTTAGAACAGCACATAGATTTCTTGAGAATTAATGCTGAGAAAGCATCTATTGAAGCTTTGGCAAATATTCCGTTTAATAAACACGAGTTTGGTATTATTCAGTTCCAACATAATGCTGCATGGTGGGGTCAGGAATTTAGAGAAGAATCTAGAAAAGTACTAAGTAAAATCGGATATATATTATTTGTAAGTGATGTTTCAACTGATACGACACAGAATTATGAAGATTGGTGGGTACACCCAATGCATGCAAATCGTAAACAGAATATGAAGTCTGATAATAAAATTAATTTTGCTTGGAATTATATGATGGAGAAAACAAAATGAAACCGGTAGTAATTACAGGAGGATTCGATCCTCTTCACTCAGGTCACATAGCATATATGAAAGCTGCTAGAGAGTTGGGTTCTATTTTATTCGTAGGTGTTAATAGCGATGAATGGTTAAC